AAGAGTTTCCAGGCAAAGCAGCTCAGCTGCAGCATGAGATACGTACCTGGATTATCCAGGCAAACGATAGTACCCGACAGTATTCGACAGTACTCAAGGGTTACCATTATCACAATGAGGTGGCACAAGGTCGTCTTGTGTAGGGTACACTACCCTTATACTATATATAGTATATAAATATATATATATATTTTAAATTGTATATTAGAGAGGGGTGTGCCTACTCACCAAAAATGGTAACCCTCGGATACTATTGGATACTATTGGATACTATCGAAAAAAACTATAGACAAGAGAGGAAAATTATGATACTATTAACAACTAAATATTTGAGGAGGTTAACATGATACCATTACTAAAGGGGGCAGAGCAGATTAGATATCACTCACCTATATATCAGAGCATCTATGATGAGGACGACGAAGTTGTAGATGAGGAGTTAGTAAGGGAGGGTACTGATGTGATGAACACATTCTTAATACCAGTAGCAACAGATAAGAAGTCCAGGTATTATAGGCTTCGCTACTCTATCAACGCTAAAGAACACAAACGCAAGTGGCAAGATTGGATAAATGCACAGATGCGATCCATGTCTGACTCTGGTATTGACCTTAAGGTTAAGGTTAGTAAGATAGGCAGACGAGTTATGTTTGAGTACGACCACAAGTATGACGAGAAGAAGGCAAAGGTACAACGCATAATCATAGCAAAAAATCGCAGACATATGATGGACGCAACTAATGTTAATGAATTATTAAACCAACTAGTAGAGGATATAAGATGAGTAAAAAGAAATACCCTAAAGATATAGATAAAAAATCATGGGACATAATGGCTAACTTCTACGATAATGTAGTATGCTTAGCCTATTGTGTCGGAGCATTCACATTAGCCTGTCTGATATGGTGGTCACTATGATGTACATAGTAACAACATGGGAAACTATGCAGTCCAGGTATGAAGTCGAGGCAGCTGATAAGAACCAAGCCTGGGAATTCATACTAGATAACAAAGGAAAACAAGTGGAAAAAATATGGGCAGAAGATGGCTCGTATGTAGTAGAGCTTAAGGATACTCAGGATAAGCCTAAGTTTCCTGGGAATGTCGTGGACTTTAAACAAAAAGTCTTGGAGATTATGAAACAAAAGAAACCTATTGACAAGGAGTAAAGACTATGCTAAACACAATGGACTTAGTAAAAATCAAATGGCTTGATGCAATGTCAGACGACAACACATGGCAAGACTTGTCTGAATTAAGGCAACAAACATTACGACCAGTTGAAACTGTAGGTTGGATACTAATACAAATGAAGACAACCATAGTAACTATCTCATCATATGATGAGGAGAGTAAGACTGGTGGTGGGGGTGTAGTTATTCCTACCAACTGCATAACAGAGATACAATACCTAGAGGGAGGAAGATGTGAGCGATACGACAATGGCGAAAGGATTGCAGACGACACCATATAAGACAAGGCTATTCACATATGGCACACTAAAGCAAGGGGGCAGACTAGCTAGTTTAATACAGCAGTCCAGGTATATAGGAGAATACTTCACCCTTCATTCAGTCTTTCAGATGAGAGATTATGCTAACGCATTTCCGATTGTGTTCTTTGATTATGGAGGGGCAGGAGGCAAGTCAATCAAAGGGGACTTGTATGAGTTAGATGTAAGGGCAATGGAATCTATTAATCAAATGGAAACCAATGCGAACTACACACCACACATAGCAGATGTAATTAACGAGCAAGGGTACATCACCAATGCATTGATGTTTGTTAACTGTAATCGTGAGTCTGTGCCAGATGTACAGCTATCACACAAAAATATTATTGAAGAGAAAGGATATCAAGTATGGCAACAGTAGGAGGAATAGTAACATACATATGTGTGTATGGATTTTTTATAATGGGAGGTTTAAGTTTCTTCTTTGCCCCCAACCCAGTTACATTATTGTTTCTGTGTTTCACAATATATATATTTACAATGAGGAGAAATCATGATAAAGAAAAAGATTAAGAAGCCCGTGCGAGATGAGGATATCCTGGAAGATGGAGACTTTGTAATGGATGGGTACGCAGTACAAATACCAACTGGTCAATCAAAGGTAGACATCGATGATCTTACCATTGACCAAGACGATTATGAATTACAACAAGAGGAGGTAGCCAATGGTATGGAATCCAACGACGCAGAACCTATTGCAGTCGACAGATATTTCAGACGCATTAGATAAGGCAGTAGAATATTTAGACAACAGTGAATCAGATGAACCAAATGTTAGTATTAAAAATGACAATCCTTTTGCTCTTCGTATGCGTGTATATAAATTTATAAAAGCATACCGATTGCAAATGAAAGACAACGAAGTAGTAGATGAAAATAAATACAATCATCTAAAGATTAAGGCAACAGATAGTGAGGTAATAATTACCTCATCACTTGAACAACCAGGAATAACTTTAATGACAGACGAAGGGAATGTACTATGAAGGGTGACAAATTAGAAGATATGTTTTCAAAATGTATAGAAGAAATGCGACCATCCATACTAGCATTAGGTAAGAAGTACCCAATAGACCTAGTCAACAGTGCTATGTTAGAGTTAGGGTTGCGTATGTTACTCATGCGTGCTGGCTCAACTCATACCTTGCATATGTTCAGCAGTACAGTAGCTGCTATACTAGAGAAGGGACCCCTGGTTGAAGCATTCGTAGAGAGCAATGAACTTGACGAGGTCGATTGGTTAGAGAATGGATCTCTAATTAAACCAACACTACATTAGGAGAGAGTATGACGCACAATATTAATAAGGTAACACCAGGTTATGGTAAGACTTGGTATATTAAATGGACTGCATCCTTCATCATCATCATAGGCATGTTGTTGACAGCAGTAGAGATAAGCCCATTGAACTTAGTGTTCCATTTAGGTGGAGTAACTGGTTGGTTTATAGTAGGGTACCTATGGCATGACCGAGCAATCATGACAGTCAATTCTATAGCCATGTTTATATTTTCAGTAGGAATATTGTTAAACTTTTAGCTTGACAATTTTTTTATATATGATACTATCAATAATAAAATAAGGAGAAATATGCCGACAGTATATACTGACTACGAACAAGAAACATTTCAAAATCAACTAAGACTTTTAAATATATTACTTGATACAAATAAAAAATTAGAAAGGATAGCTACTGCTTTAGAAGAAAATAAAAAATCAGATGGAGTAACAAAATGAAATACGATATCACAACATCACACATGAACACACAACATTGGACAGTTGAAGCTGAGTCTAAAGAACAAGCCGAAGAAATATTTAAGAAGGGTGACATAGAATGGAGCAAAGAACTACGAAGATATGTAAGTAGAAATCCTATACCTCATGTACTACAGGGGTTAGTTACAATCCCCGATGCACAGCTCAGGGCTATCAATGTGATACCTGGACAAACAGAGCCAAGCTTTACAAAACTAGGAGAGAGCAATGACTAAGAAGATAGAACAAGAAGAAGAACTTAGTATACCTATGGACTTGCTTGATAAAGACCCATTGCAATTAGCAGAGAGTGAAGAAGACATACAAACTATTGTCACTTACTTACGTGCTACCCGGGAAAACATACGAGCAACGGAGAAAGCAGGTAAAAGAATCACCAGCAAATCATCACGAACTAAACCTAAACAATACGAAACAAATGTATTAGATATGTTAATCAAGGAAGCTTAATGATAGATTACTTTTATTATTTATGTGAGAAGTATGGAGGAAAGATAAGTAATTGGGCATGGCATAAGCGATGGAACAATAGAGAAACAAGATGGAACAAGAGGAATAAAAATGGAACAACCAGATAGATTAAAAAAATTTATATATCAAGATGGAAATCCTATACAAAAGATATGGGATACATCAAGTCTATCTTCGTTCTCATCATGCCCCCGTATGTACAACTGGACTAACCTACAAGGGTACAAGTCTAAGATGTATGGTATGGCAACTGGCTTTGGGTCAGCAGTACATGAAGGCTTTGAAGTATTAGATGCACAGAAATTCAAGGGGGCAACTAAGGATGAAGCGGTAGCTGCAGCTGTAAAGCATGTACTCCTGGAATTTGGTGAGGCTCTTAACAAATCAGAAGATAAGGCACGTGGGTTAACGGCAGCTCTCAGGGCTGTTACCTGGAGAGGCGAAGAATATTGGGATGACCTATTTGAAATAGCAACCATGCCTAATGGTGAGCCATGTTTAGAGATGAGATTCGAAGTACCCTTTGGTAGTGGAGAGTATAGATTCTCTGGTCGTATAGATAAGGTAGTACAACTAGAAGGTAAGCTATACCTATGTGATATTAAAACAACTAAGACAACACTCAACTCTAATTACTTTGGTAACTTCATGCCGAACAACCAAGTCTTTAGTTACATATGGGCAGCCAGGGAAGTACTAAAGCTAGACATAGTAGGCTTCATCATTGATGCCGTACAAACTGGTGTTCACTTCACTAGGTTCGATCGAAGTGTATACAATGTACCAACAGATTTAATAATGGAATGGTATAAGGATACAGTAGACACACTAGATACATCAACTAAATATTTTAACAACCAACATTATCCAGCAGACTTTACTGCTTGTAATAACTATGGTGGCTGTAGGTTTAAGGAGACTTGCTCGTCATCACCATCACGTCGGAATTTATTTTTAGATAATGACTTCGACAAACAACCTCATCCAGATTTGCAGGAGGCAATATGATCGTCAACATTTTGTTGGGATTTATAATTTTTGATTTACTTGTTATCACATTTATGTTATATGCAATTGGAAAAATTATTGATGAGAGATTAAAATAAGTGTTGACACAATAACAAAACTATGTTATAGTGGTGACTCATTTAACAGGAGAAAAAATGGCAAACATAAAAACACACAAGTCAGCAGAGTATACTAAGCTTATGTTGGTAGGGGATAGTGGCTCGGGTAAAACCACAGCACTAGCTTCGCTTGCAAATGCTGGGTATAACTTACGCATACTAGACTTTGATGATGGTCTGTCTATTCTTCCAGAGTTTTTAAACAAAGATGCGATAAAGAATGTATCCTTTATTACTTGCAAAGATTCTTTAGGACAAGCGACAGCTTTCCGTAAGGGTGTGCAGATGATTACTAATTGGAAAGATGGCGACGAAGATTTTGGTTCAGTTAAAAACTGGACTAATAAAGATGTACTTGTTATAGACAGCTTGACTTTGATGGGCGAGGCAGCACTACGTGGTGCTATGGTTTTTAATAATAAGAAACCAACCGACCAACCCAGTCAACCAGAATGGGGGACAGCCGCAAGGGATGTTCAACATATCATACAATATATAACAGGTTCAGAGGTACCGTGTAATGTAGTAGTAACTACACATATGCAGTACATGGAAGGAGACTTAGGAGTATCCAAAGCATACCCAACAAGTGTAGGTTCTAAACTATCAACTAAGATAGGTAGATACTTTAACTGTGTATGCAGAATAGATACTAGGTCTTCAAGCAAGGGCACTGAGCGTACCCTACGAACAGTATCGGATCACAAGATGGACTTAAAGATCACAGCACCAAGTCGTGTTGAGGCTAATACCGAATGTGATTTAGCAAAATTGTTTGATGCTATTCAAAAGAATGCTCAAAGTAAATTAACCATAGGAGATAAATAATGTCAGATGTTCTTGACTTTTTAAGCATGACTCCAGGGGATATCCCAGAGTCTATCACACTGCCCGAGGGCAGTTACGATTTCACTATCACTTCTTATCGTTCGGATAAGGTGGGTGAAAATCAAACACCACTGGTACGTATCAACGTCAAGGCAGTGGGAGTTATTCAATCCGACATAGCCGACTCAGATTTAAAAAATGCTGAGCCTACTCGCATGGAATTTTGGGCGACACCAAAAGCAATGCAACAAAACAACCCAGCTATGTCATTGAAAGCGTTCCTATTAAAGGGATTGGAAATGGATGACAGTGCGTCGTTCAGTGAATTGCTAGAGCAAGCAATTGGTCAGACCTTTAGTGGTATTGTCAAGCATGAGATGGTTGGCAGAAATAAAGATATACTTCAAGCTTCTGTAAAGAAGATCATTAAGAAGTAATCTAATGGGTGAGTATGCAGTATACAAACGTGTAGCATCACGCAAGCCTCAATCAGCCGAGGCTTGTAAGATTGCTATAGTCTTTGAGTATCCTACCAACAGTGAGACAATCGCTAACACTATCCTGCGTGGGGGCACGGGAAAAATGTTTGCCGAACTCTGTGACATTGCAGGTATTGAACTCTCCGACTGTCTACTCACCCATACTATACAATTAAAACCGCACCTTAACACAGCACAATACTTCTTTCATAAGAGAAGTGAATACAAAAGATTATGTAAGACAACAGAGTGGCGTTCACCTTACGCACCAACGAGTGAAGGATTTCTTAAGCAAGAGTATGAACAAGACATCCAAAGGTTACACAAAGAGATAGAAGAAGCCAATCCAAATATCATTATCGCAATGGGTTCAGTGTCTTTGTGGGCAGTGACAGGGCTAGCTAAGATTGGTAAGAACAGAGGGGCTACGTTATTAACGGAGCTTTTATCTACAACTTATAAAGTACTACCAACTTACAGCCCTGTCTCTGTCGTTAAAAATTTTAAGTGGAGACCCCATGTTGTAGCTGACTTACAAAAAGCACAAAGAGAATCAGTAACAAAAGAATTAGAACATACAGTCAGAGAGATATGGATTGAACCAACACTCGAAGACTTGGATGTTTATTACAAGAAATATATTAGTGAAGCTAACCATGACAATCCTCTCGCATTTGATATTGAAACAGCAGAAGGCTCTATCGTATGCATAGGCTTTGCACCTAACCCTAGTACTACAATCGTAGTACCTTTTCGTGACAAGAATAAAGACTTACTTAACTACTGGAATGCAGCTGATGAGATGGCTGCCTGGAAATGGGTGAAAGATATTCTTGAGAATGATAAGATAGTTAAGGTAGCACAGAATCAATTGTATGATGTATCATGGCTTGCCCATAAACAAAAGATACATGTTAAAGGTATAGTGCATGACACTATGCATGCACAACATTCACTGCAACCCGAACAAGAAAAGGGATTAGGTTTCTTAGGCTCGATATACACAAACGAGAGTGCTTGGAAAACCTTAGCCAAGTTTTCAAAGAGTACCAAAGCAGATGAGTAACAATGAAACGATCAGAACTATTCTCGGTCAAGCCAATGCCCGAGGATTCAACAGACATAGAGAACCATTACAATTTATGGAGGGCAGTACTAGATCAAGCAGTACAAGACTATGCTTACGAAGGAACAGCAAAAGAATCTTTGAAGCACAAGAAAGAAGTAGAGAAGTGGTTACGATATAAGTATGATGAATTTAAATACATATGTGACTTAGCATCAGTCGACCATGAAAGAGCACGAAAAGAATTTGAACGATACAAGGAGGGTGAATATGACAACAACAGGAAGATCTTCAGAGCTATTAAAAAAAGCGAGTGACCTGGTTAGTGGTGACAGACAAGTAGATTACGGAGACAAATTAGTTAACCATGTTAACATAGCAAACTTATGGTCTGCTTATACTAACATGAACATAGGTCCACATGACGTAGCAGTTATGATGTGCCTACTTAAGATAGCCAGACTAAAGCAAGGTACTCGTACTGAGGATACATACCTAGACGCTTCAGCTTACATGGCAATTGCTCGTGAAATAGGAGAACGAGTAGAGGACTTACATAAGAAACAATTGGAGAGAGAAAATGGCGAGGATAGTAAAGAACACAGAGATTAAGAGTTTAAAACTTAATGAAGAACAAATGCTATGGGTTTATTGCGGATTAGATTGTACACTTACAACTGAGATATGGGATAAACTCGAGCCTCAACTAGATAACAACACTAGATCAACATATGATTTCGAGAGGGCTAGCCTGGGTCCAGCTATATCCATGGTACTACGTGGCTTACGCGTAGATGAGAGAGCGGTCACAATTATTCGTGCCCCCTTACAAAAGAAAAGATTACAGTTAGCTAGGATGTTAAGCCTATTCGCTAATGCAGTATGGGATAAAGACCTTAACCATAACAGCCCAACACAACTCAAGTCAATGCTCTATGATTACTTGAGTCTTCCAACACAAATTAAATACGACAAAGGTAAACAGAAAGTTTCAACAGACAGAGAAGCTTTGGAACATATGATCGAGGAGTATCCTCGTGCTCGTCCTTTCTGTAAGACTATCATAGCACTACGTGATATCGATAAACAACTATCAGTACTAGCCGCCAAGCGTGATGAAGACGGACGTATCCGTTGTTCTTATAATGTAGCTGGCACTGAGACAGGTCGGTGGTCATCATCTGAATCTCCTTGGCGAACAGGTACTAACCTACAGAATATAACTAAAGACATGCGTGCTATCTTTGTACCAGACAGAGGACGTACTATGTTCTATGCCGATCTACAAGCAGCTGAATCCAGGGCAACAGCTTATCTCTCAGGAGACGAAGGTTACATCAACGCCGTTGAATCATCAGACCTACATACTGAGGTAGCTAAAATGGTATGGCCTAACATGGGTTGGACAGAAGACAACGCACAGAATAGAACACTAGCCGAGCGTCCTTACTATGGTAACTTTTCTTATCGTGACGTATGTAAACGAGCAGGTCATGGTACCAACTATGGTGCCTCAGCTAACACAGTAGCACGGCATACAAAAATTAAAGTAGCACATGCTACAAGGTTTCAACTACTATACTTCGGTGGTATCATACCACTAGCCTCGTTAGAACGTTGGCATAAGCAAGACAAGGAAGGGGGCTTCAGCGATCTGATAGAGCTCGGCGAGAAGCTGGGTACTGGTACGCAAATGCTTGTGCGTGTAGCTGGTGCATTCCCTGGTATAAGGACATGGCATACAGAAGTTATCAAAGAACTACAAGCAACAGGTAATCTAATCACACCCTTTGGTAGACGCAGACAATTCTGGGGTAGGTTAGACGATGAACACTATGCAAGAAAAGCTATAGCCTATCTACCTCAATCAACTATAGGTGACTTACTTAACCAAGGTTTGTATAGGGTATGGTCAGAGTTACATACACAAGGTGTGGAAATATTAGGACAGGTGCATGATGCAGTCTTAGGTCAATGTCCTAATGATAAGATAGATGAGTTAATACCTAAGATAATTAATTGCTTAGAGAATCCTATTGAAGTGAGAGGAAGAAGTATGATAATACCTTCTGATGCAGAGGTAGGAGATTCATGGAAGAACTTAAAGAAGTGGGTACCCAATGCGTAAGAACCTAGATTTTATAGAAGCATGTGTTAAGGCTACGACTGGTAGTCCTATACCAGACAGGTTCTCTACATGGACAGCATTGTCTGCTGTGGCTGGAGCCTTAGGACGTAAGTGTTGGTTGTCTATGACTAACTATAACATCAGACCTAATATGTTTGTAGTTTTAGTAGCACCACCAGGTAGAAACAAATCTGTATCACTCACCTTACCTTTCTCTAAAGTGTTTGCTAAACTTACTACACCTGTAGGTACTGTAGAAGATCACGATGAATTTAATAGCGGACTAACTCAGTACGGCTTAAAGAATTATCCATTGTATTCTATACAAGATAGGATAACACCAGAAAAATTAGCAGTAGAAATGTCTAAGGTTACACGACTAGACTTACGTTGTGCTACCCCTAAGGATGATATGTTCTATGACTCTTCCATAACTCTAGTAACCTCAGAGTTTGGTACGTTTATGAATAGGAATCATCAGTACTTACAAATGTTTATGACTGACATGTGGGATAGTAAAGATATATACAGTCACCAAATCAAAACAGGATCATCACAAATTATTAAAGGTCCATGTCTTAATTGGATAGCATGTGCTACACCTCAACAGTTTGTGGATAACTTACCAGAGGATGCAGCATCTCAAGGTTTACTATCTAGAATCTTACCCATCTACCATGAGGGTGATAGGATAGCACAGAGTTTATATCAAAAGAGATTAGATGATAGCATAGCTGAGGACTTAACACATGACCTAAGTCTTATAGCTAAGATGCACGGGCAATTTGTATTTGACCCAGAAGCATACGACGAAGTTGAGAAAGATTTTCAAGAATATATTAAACCAGAACCTACCGAACCCAACATGGTTGAGTACAACCAACGTAGGGTATCACACTTTATCAAGGTAGCGATGTCAGTCAGTGCTTCACGCAGAGGTACTAGAGTAATCACATCTAGTGATTGGGCACGTACTAAGAAGATAATGTTTGATGTAGAGAAGTATATGCCTAAGGCATTGGAAGGTTTTGGCATGAGTAAGACAGGCAGAATTGCTCATGATATGAAGGGTTGGTTGGAGACTACTGTGTTTAACAATAACCGCTCTCACGTGCACCTTAAGCTGTTTAAACGGCAGCTATTGAATAAGACTATGGCACCTGGTGAGATCACACAGTACATCCAAGCTATGGAAGACTCGGGTTATATCCGTGTTGATTCTGGATTGGTATTCCTATGCAGAAAAGACGCAACGTAATCCGAGGTCTCAGATGGGCCAAAGCTCTCGAGGATAAACCTAGATTCATCTCCTCTCCACGAATCAAGGGTATCCAGAGGGCTGGTCTCATCTATGAGAACCGCATAGCCACATACATTAAAGCTTTATATGGTGACTCAGTACTACATGGGCAGTGGTATGAGTTCGAAGATAGAAGAGGACTAGGCTGGTGTCAGCCTGACATCTTGATCCTACCCAACGAAGATAGAAAGTTTCTCCTGGTTATAGAGTGTAAGCTAAAGGCTACAAGGAAAGCATGGGTTCAGCTTAACTATTTATATAGACCTATACTAGAAAAGATTTATCCACAGGTAGAACTTAGGATGGTGCAGGTAGTAAAGAACCTGGATAAGAATTTAAAGTTAGATTTAGTTGAGACACTAGACGATGTCTTTTGTCAAGAGAAAAAATTTGAATACTCTACATTATTTTTAAGGAACTTAACATGATTAACATAGACAACAGCTTCATAGTGTGGTATACTATAAGCTTTCACACAATACAAATAAGGAATACACAATGATAGAGAAGCCAACGATTGATCTCGCACGAGATGATCTTCTTACCAGCTTTGGTAAAGAAGTTTTAAAAGATAGATACATGTTACCAACAGAGAAATCTCCCCAGGAAGCTCTAGCTAGGACAGCCGCAGCTTTCGCAGACTCAGACGCACATGCAAAAAGATTGTATGATTACTCTTCTAAGTTATGGTTCATGTTTGCTACTCCCGTGCTATCAAACGGTGGGACAGATAGGGGGTTACCTATCTCATGCTTCTTAAATTATGTACCAGATTCTCGCGAAGGATTATCAGATCATTACTCCGAGAACATATGGCTATCAAGTTCTGGCGGAGGTATCGGTGGGTACTGGGGTGACATAAGATCACAAGATCAATCAACAAGCAAAGGTAATAAAACTACAGGAGTTATTCCTTTCATGCATGTGGTTGACAGCCAGATGGTAGCCTTTAACCAGGGGGCAACAAGACGAGGTAGCTACGCTAGCTACATGGACATATCACATCCAGAGATAATAGAGTTCATAGAAATGCGTAAGCCTAGTGGTGGTGATGTGAATAGAAAGAATCTTAATCTTCATCATGGTATTGTTGTGTCTGATAAATTTATGAAAGCTTTAGAGAAAGATGAGATGTGGAAACTAATTGATCCACATAATAAAAAAGTTATAAGAGAACTTAAAGCAAGACAGTTGTGGATTAAAATACTAGAGACAAGAGTATCTACTGGTGAGCCGTACATTATGTTTGGTGACACAGTTAATAAAGGATTACCTAAAGAATTAAAAGCTAAAGGTTTAAAGGTACATCACTCTAACTTATGTAGTGAGATCACCTTGCCAACCAATGATGAACGCACTGCAGTGTGCTGCTTGTCATCTGTTAACCTGGAATACTATGATGAGTGGAAAGATAATCCGCAGTTCATTGACGACATCATGCGTATGCTAGACAACGTATTAACTTACTTCATTAAATCTGCCCCCTCCCATCTATGGAGAGCAGTAGCTTCAGCAAAGGCTGAACGATCTGTTGGCTTAGGAGCCATGGGTTTTCATTCTTATTTACAGAAGCAAGGCATAGCTTTAAACAGTGCTGTATCTTTTGGTATTAATAAGAATATATTTAAACACTTACATGATAAGGCTTTGGAATCAAACCTATCATTAGGTAAGACAAGAGGCGAACCAAGTGACATGAAAGGTAGTGGCAAAAGATTTGCACACATGTTAGCTATAGCACCTAATGCTAGTAGCTCCATCATATGCGGAGGTGTATCACCTAGCATAGAACCTTTAAGAGCTAACGCCTTTACACAAAAAACCATGAGTGGTTCCTTCTTAGTTAAGAATAAATACTTAGAAGAGTTACTCAAACTAAAAGGAAAAAATACTAAAGATGTTTGGAAGATTATCATATCTAGTAGAGGAAGTGTTGAATCGCTCGACTTTCTCACGCCACAAGAAAAGAATTTATTTAAGACAGCGATTGAGGTGGATCAAACTTGGCTTGTTGACTTGGCTGCGGAACGTCAAAAATATATTTGTCAAGCGCAATCATTAAACTTATTCTTCCCGCCAGATGTTAATGTTAGAAGATTAAATAACATACACAAACGTGCATGGGAGAAAGGACTAAAGACTTTATACTACTGTCGCAGTGAGGCGATCAAGAGGGCAGAGAATATCTCCATTCAAGTAGAAAGAAAAGTCAGAGAGGATAGTATAGATGAAGAATCATGTACAATGTGTGAAGCCTAATGCTTAGACACTTAGATTTATTTAGTGGGTTAGGTGGATTCAGCTTAGGCCTTGAAGCAACTGGAGGATTTGAAACAGTAGCGTTCTGTGACATAGAAAAATTTCCACTAAAAGTTTTAAAGAAACACTGGCCTAATGTAAAACAATATAAAGATATAAAGGAGTTAACGTATGAGCAAATCAAAGAAGACACGCTTGCACCCATTGACATTATCACGGGAGGATATCCTTGCCAACCATTCTCCGTTGCAGGTAACCAACTTGGTGAAAAAGATAAGAGACACCTCTGGCCAGACATGTTTAGGATTGTCAAAGAATGTAAACCGACTTGGGTCATTGGAGAAAACGTTAGTGGCCACATTAAACTCGGTCTCGACACCGTACTACAGGACTTGGAGAGTGAAGGTTACTCCGTTAGGACGTTTAGTATTTCAGCTTCGAGCATCGGCGCCAACCACCAAAGAGAAAGAGTCTGGACTGTGGGCTACTCCGAATACAATGGATCATCTACCACAGAGGAGTCCCGAGTCATTGATCAAACAGGCAACAACTACACGCAAAGGGAGAAGCAAGCCAGGAAACTTGCGAGAGCAAGTAGATCCTCAGACAGTAATGTTATGGAGAACACCAGACAACATGTCAGGGGGATCGAATCTTCCTGGGATACAGAAAGCCTTAGACCAAGGACATCTGAAGAGACCGAGTGGACAACCAATCCAGATCAGATTAATGGATCAGGTCAGGGAGCCGAGACTATGGGAGAAACTACCAACACCCACAGCAAGAGACTACAAGGACTCTGGCCCGAATTGCAACTACGAGAAGATGAAAAAGAAAGGTCGTCTAGCTGGGAGCGCTGGTGGCAGTTTGAACCCGACGTGGGTAGAGTGGCTAATGGGGTACCCCAAAGGGTGGACAGACTTAAAGGATTAGGTAATAGCTTAGTGCCCGCTATACCTTATATGATAGGGCATTCAATTTTAGAGGAGGAATTATGATTGAATTGATAGTGACTGTATACGTAGTAACATTTGTTGCTGGGTTAGCACTACAAGCAGTAGGTGTAGCATGAGCGTATTTAATTCACGCGACTATTACAAACCATTTAAATATGAGTGGGCATTTGAAGCGTACGATATGCAACAGAAGATGCATTGGCTACCAAGTGAAGTGCCCCTACATGAGGATGTAAACGATTGGAACCACCGCATGAATGAAGGGGAAAAGAATTTAGTAAAACAAATTCTAACTTTCTTTACTCAAGGTGATGTTGATATAGCACAGGCTTACATGGATGTGTACATGCCTATGTTTAAACAACCAGAGATACGTATGATGCTATCAGCTATAGCTACCAGTGAGGCTAACCATGCACACAGTTATTCATTACTGAATGACACAGTAGGTATGGACGATAGAGATTACCGTGCGTTCCAAGAGATCACAGCTATGAATGATAAGCATGAGTACTTGTGGAGAAACAAAGGGGGCACTGAAGAAGAGAAGATTGTCAGAGACATGGCAGTATTCTCAGCATTCGGAGAAGGCTTGCAATTGTTTGCTAGCTTTGTTATGCTATTAAACTTTACCAGGTTTGGTAAGATGAAAGGCATGGGACAAATTGTCGCATGGTCTATTCGTGATGAGTCACACCATGTAGAGAACATGATTAAGTTATTACATGAGGTGCTTGATGAGATGCCTCACGTATGGCATGATGATTTTAAAGCTACGTTGTACCAGATTTGTAGAGAAATGGTAGAGTTAGAGGATAAATTTATTGACCTAGCATTTGCTATGGGACCAGTAGAAGGTCTAACTCCAGACGAAGTTAAGCAATACATACGACACATAGCAGACAGAAGACTATTACAGCTAGGTCTTAAGCCTAACTATGGTGTCAAAGACAACCCGTTAGAGTGGGTTGATTGGATAGTTGGTGGGGTAGAACACGCCAATTTCTTTGAGAATAGAAGCACTGAGTATGCAAAAGGCACACTCACTGGCACATGGGACGACGCTTTTTAGCTTTCTAGCTTTCGTAGCTTTCTGAAAAAAAGTCTTGACACCAAAGCCAAACTGTGATAGTATAATAATTGAAACTAATTCTTGGATCACAATACGGGGGTTACGTTTTAAGGGGGCAGATCGGCTGATTGATTCGCAAGAGTTGTTCAGCCATTTGTTTTTAAAGGAGACAGCATGAAAGAGATTTCCAAGTTCACTGAGAAAGAACTAAAAGATTACCTAGATAAGTACCGAGCGATTCAACGTGATGCTTCACGCAGAGCTAGGTCAATTAGTAACGTAGATAAAGATGCAGCCAGGCAAGCGCGTGATGCTGCAGCTATGATAGCAAACATAAACTATAAGATCAACCATGACACGTGGTTGTATAATGATTTACCCAATGGCACTATGATTGGGGCACGTAGAGTTATCGCATCAGGTGATAAGACTCTTATTAATAAGCTTGTTGATAATTTCGGAAGGATAATTGATGAGACTCAAACAACACCCAGAGTATCCAGTAAAGACTAAGTACGATGGGCTGGCTCAGTTCCTGTATAGGAAAGCTAAGCCCAGAATAAAAAAGGCTCAACCATTCTGGAAGAACCTTAAACTAAAAGACAAAGACTATTGGCGCGGTCTTGCTCAAATACAAAAGGAACATTTATAATGTGGACTATAGCAGTTGTACTATGTTTTATGGCGTTACCAGATACCCGACTACCGTTGTGTATGCCAGCATCAGTACCTTTAAAATTTACTACCCAAGAAGAATGTAAGGTGGCTCAAGAAGAATTTATTAATTACTTCCACCCTATAGCAATTGAGAGAAAGTTAAACATGCAGTTTATGTGCGTATCCGACGCCGTAAGAACCATGTATAATACACAGGAGATTATTAATGACGGACATATTACAGGACGCAGTCAACGCCTTAGTACTAGCTAAGGGAAACATATCCGAAGCCTCAAGGGCTTTAGGTTTACCACGACCTACACTAAATAGCAGGCTGGAGAAAGCTAAGCTAAACAACATAAAGTCTACAGTCAAGGCGGCAGGTACAGAAGCAGCTTTAACTGAGCAGAAGATTACGTACGATCTTCAGATAAAAGAACTGAAGCAACAAGTAGATGAGTTAGCTAGAGAAAATATCACAGCCAATGCTATACGTAAGCATGTCTTTGGTCTAGCTGAGCATGAACCCAAGCCACCTAAGTGGACACACAAATCCACACCAGCAAAGGGGGCACCAGGAATCCCAACGTTATTCATATCAGACTTTCACTGGGGTGAGGTTGTAACGAAAGCTAACGTCAATCACTTGAATGAGTATGACCGTGCTATAGGGCGTAAGCGTGTAGAGTTTACTATTAATTCTGCAATTGATTTATGTACTAACCACATGGTTAATCCTAACTACCCTGGAATTGTTATGCCACTAGGTGGTGACATGATTAGTGGTAGCATACATGATGAGTTGATTGAGACTAATGATGGCACAAGCATACAGCATGTGATTGAATTGGTTGATGTATTATCCTCAGCTATAACTAAACTCGCTGATGTGTTTGGTAATGTATTTGTACCATGCGTCATTGGTAATCATAGCCGTATGTATAAACAATACAGACACAAGCAAGCAGTAGAGAGTAGCTTTGATTGGTTACTATACAACATGTTAGAGAAGTATTTCTCTAAAGACAAACGGGTTAACTTTTTAATACCTACTTCATACGATGCATACTATAAGATATATAACCTTAGTTATTTATTAACACATGGTGACAGGCTAGGTGTACGTGGTGGTGCTGGTATAGTAGGAATGCTTGGGCCTATAGCACGTGGTGTGCAGAAAGTCAAGGCAGAATATGCTAACCAAAAGAAACCAATTGACTATGTATTAATGGGTCACTTCCATCAGTACATATCTTTGAAAGATGCTATAGTTAATGGCTCAATCAAAGGGTATGATGAGTATGCTTTATCTGGCAGGTTCTCGTACGAAAAACCACAGCAAGCCTTATGGTTTACACACCCTACATATGGTATAACATTTCAAGTACCAGTACAAAGTGAGCCACATGTAGCTAAGAAACCTACTGAATCGTGGGTATCGTGGACTAAGTAAGGGGTTGCATTTGCCCCCTTTATATGATATAATAATCACTCACTAAGGAGAAATATGGAACAAGAAATTAAAAACCCTATGCCAGTAGGTATAGACTTTGATCTAGGTAAAGTAAAAATTGGTGGCGACGCTGTTAAAGTTGAACCACCTAAAGAAGAAAACAAAGACAAGTGAAACCTTGCGATAATTGTGATCACGAATGCCATTGTAGTAATAGTGGTTCTTGTTGTGGTGGGGAATGCCATTGCAACTCATGTGATCACGCCGAAGTTTACGAGCCAAACAATGCTTAAAGATATAATAGGTGGCATAGCTAATCTCTGGTCTAGAGGTGACGAAGAAGCGGAACAACCTACTATGTTTAATAACCCAGGTAATATAGAGATTGGTCAGGGTTATGCAGGAGAAACTGGAGATACATATGCAGATAGATTTGTAGTATTTGATTCACCGCAGATGGGAGTACGTGCTCTTGGTAGAGATATCAAGACAAAGATAAATAGATTTGACGGAGACTTGCAATCTATTATTAATCAGTACGCACCACCTAATGAAAATGATACTGATAACTATTTTGAATTTGTAAGAGATCAAGTTGGCTCTGATACTATAACAGAGAACGATTTGGGTGCAGTAGTAAGGGCGATAATAACAATGGAAAACAAACCTGAAATTGCCGCGCAATATTTAGATGACTCAATATTTAATGAGGGTCTAGAACTTGCTCAAATGGGTTTCGATCAAGGTGTATCTTTGGATGAAGCTCGCAAACTTTTAAAAAAAAGGTAAATTATGAAACTACTTAAAGACACGTGGTCATGGATTAAAGAATGGAATGATTGGGGAATGAAAGACTGGATTAAAGCTGGTATCATTTGCGCAGTTGTTTTGTTTATTGTTTACAAGATGACATCAGGCGGATCACCCGCAGTATAAATAATCAATGCCCCTTCGGGGGCATACTAAAGGAACACAATGGGAATACCAGTAGAATTAATTACTATACTAGGCTCTAGCGTACTAGGTGGCGTGATGTCACTATGGGGGCAGAGCATAAGAGCTAAGCAAGAATCTCAAAAATTATTAATGGCTCGTGGTAAATTTCAAATGGCGGCTATAGAAAAAGCCCGTGCCTATGACAACCCTGGATTCCAATGGACACGAAGGATCATTGCTTTGACAGCAATATTTTCTATTATAGTATGGCCTAAGATTGCACCAGTATTTTTTGATGTACCTATCGCATTGACATGGACTGAATTTAGCAGGGGCTTTTGGTTCTTGATTGAGAAGAAAGAAATTATAATGGATAGGGAATTTACTGGTATAGTTATTACCACATTAGATACTCACTTAATGAGTGCGATCGTTGGATTGTATTTTGGTGGTAGTCTAGTTAAAAAATAATTACTCAAGACCTAACGCTTTTCTCTGCGTTATATCCTTAACTATATTAAGACCACTCTTATTAGCTATTCGTATATCATTATACGTTGCTTCTAATGCAGACTTAACTAAACTATTTAGATCAGGGAAAATCATATCAGCTATATCTTGTTTACTATTCCACTTATATAGAGCCCTAGTTAATTCGTTTAACCTTACTTGACCTTTACCCGACAAGCTACTGTTTCCCGTTTTAGATCCTACAAATATATCTCTGTATGCATTAGTAATTTGTGCATTAACTTTTTGTCTTTTACTTTGATTACGAGTAGCGTTTAATCTTTCTTGGTATAAAGCTTCTCTAGATCTCTTAGCTCTTGCTGAACCAAAACCCATACTCTGATAAATACTTTCCATTATACTAGCATCATCTACTAATACACTACCATAGTTTGTTTCAACAAAACCTTTACCTATTGATTGGTCGTAAGCTTTGTACAAGTTACGCACGAATAAAGGCGATGACTTAAATGCAACATCAACTAAACTTTCTCCTTCACGCATAGCTTGAGTACCTTCTCTTATAGCAGTCATGAATACAGACCCAGGTGCCCCCGCAAAATCAGCAGGACTACCGCCAGGTGTTAACCCTAACAGACCTGCTATAGCTCTTACTTGTTGTGAACCTGGGACGTTACCTAAAGATACACGACGTTGTACATCTATATTTAATCCAGCTTCTATAATACCATTCTCCATTGCATTGATTAAACCCGGACCAAAGCCTGCGTTGTATAGCATCTCTCTCATTGCCGCACGTAAATCAGTTTTTAATCCTGTGCCTACTACTGGTGCTTTTTCTATCATCCAGTTAGCTAGCTCTTCAGCATCATCAGATCCTGGTAAGCCAAACAAACCACCAGTCAACATTAACATAACTAATATTTTAGCAAAAGCTTTTCGTCCCGCGGCTTTTTGTGCAGGAGTACTGCCTTTAGTTAATAACCTATTCAGTAGTGCAAACATCTGACCTATATAAGTTTGGAACAATGCAGGTACAGACATCATACCACGCATGATTTGTGGTCTATTCATTTTACCATACACACCGAAGGTATCATCTATCATAGTACGTGCTATAATTTCTGGAGTTAATACTCCATTGTTATCGTTAATCATTCCTTGTACTATCTGATCACCTTGATACATTTGATAAAAGTTTTCCCTAACTGCAGGATCTTGAGCTAATCTATATGACGCCATGTATGCAGTCAATCTAGATATAGCTTCCATTGTATTGAATGGTCCACCTATTACCATTGATTCAAAGTTACGGAAAGCACTCTCGGTGTCCATGGCTTTAACTCCAGGATCTTGTCCTGTTTCTTGTAATGCTTGTCCTTGTTTAATATAAAATGGCATGTCGTTAAGGATAGCTTCTTTAACATCAGCAGGAGTTTTTTCCCAATCAATAAAGACATCACCATATTCATTCTCAGTGAATGATAACATGGATGTAGCTTCAGCTAATGCTTTAGTTAATTCTTTACCAGCTTTAGCAGTGCTGGATATTTGTGATAAGATAGGACCTGTAAATTGTACAGCTGAAAATATTTGTAGAGCAGCAGACGATAAATTACCACCTAAGTACCACCAAAATCCTAGTCTTCTTATTTGTGCAAACTCTTGATGCGGATCATTACTATATGTCCACCACTTATCTAAAGCAATGCCCATTTGTTTGTCATCTTTTTCTTTTACATATGTTTCTAAAACTTTCTTTCTTTCCTCAGCTTCATTCATAAATCTACTACGTGATGCGTACCTTGCACCCATGTAACCAAATTGATTAGCAGCTCTAGCAAAATCAGGACTATACCCGGGCACACCACCAACCCTTTGTCTAGGTGTAAAGAATTGATCAAAGCCTATTATGTTTTTATTATTTTTAGCTAAGTCTTTTAAATCTTCTTCTAATTTTTTAAATATTTCTGCTTTAGGTTCAGTTAAATATTGAGCTAAATCTATTACAGTTAAAGACCCTTGTTCTAATTGTTCTTTTAATTTGTCAGCATCTAATTCTATGGTAGGATTTACTTCTACCCCTACATCATCTCTATACTGGCTAATATATTTTTGCCTAGCTTCATCCGCTGCTCTTGCACTTTCATAGTGTTGACGACGAAGAATGTATTTAGGATTTAAAGTTACAAGTTTACCTTTGTATTTAAATGCCCCCTTGTCTTTAGCTGTAGCTTTTAAGTATTGCTCTTGACTTTTATCTACTATAGTAACAACAAACTTACCATACCTCATGAGTGGTACGTAATCTGCTTTCTTAAAGTCTTCAAAATTTCTAAGCTCACCTGCTAATTTTGTTAAACCAGTAGTGTTATCTCCTATTAAACTTACAACATCGGAAAGTTCATCAGCAGTTAACGCAGATCTATCTATAAATTCTGCATCAGAATTTTCTACTAATCTTCTTAAACCTTTAACTAATTGTATTACTTCTCCATATTCCATGTTCTCAATCATATCGTTAGTCATGTTAGGTGGGAAGTTAGGTACATATACTTCTGATATTGCTCTGCCTTTATGAGCATTTAATTTTTCAATAGCTACTTTGATCTGTTCAACGTAACCGCCAGCAATCATACCTCTTATTTGTTCTTTAGCCATATACATCATAGCTTTTTGATAATCAACATAAGCTTGTGCAGCATCTCCTTCTAGTATAATAACTTCACCTGGCGAAATTTCTAATCCTTCAGGGCTGTTCTCAGGACTAGCATCCATAGGTGCGCGGAAAATTATTCTGCCTTCTGCATCTGGTACAAATCTTTGGTCAGGAAAAAAAGTAGATATAGCTTGAGCTCTGTATAACGCTTCACGTAATGCATCATCTTTAATTATATTATTATATGTACGCATGATACGTTGGTAGTTAGCTTGTATTCTTTTAGCTTTAATACCCATGTCTTCTACTGTACGCCATAGTCTTTCAAAGAATGCATTGTCTTTAGCCCACTCTCTAACAAAGCCAGCAATCCTACTAAACTTACTAAGTTTTTTTGGAGTTAAACTAGTACTGTCTTTGTTGTACAATTTAACTTCTTCTTCCATAGCTTTACCCATCTTAGAATTAAGTGCACGTTTCTGTTGTCTGTTCATTGGTATGTATCTATCTACTGGGCGTTCGCCTGGAACAGCTTGCCATTGATTCATAGCCATCATATTTTTTTGACGTATGCCGTACGTCCCGTCATTGAATACAGATTTAAATTGTTCTGGTTTAAAAGCTATATAAGAATCAGATGGTGGTTCTTTTACTAATACTTCCATCTCAGCTTCTGTAAGTTCTTGACTAGGATCAATAACTCCTGTTGCTTTATTAGCCAGCATAGCTACTGCTTTTTTATATATAGATTTATGTTTATACTCTCCTTCGTTCAAGTATACAATACCATCATACCCTTTGCTTTGAATTAACTTAGTTATATTATCAAACTCCCCAATAACAAATCCATTTTCTTCTAACATTTTTAATTGTGAAGGGCTAAGCTTAGCCTTGGCATCATTAATAATTTTTGTTTCTCTATTAAATTCTCTTTGAGTAATGACACCTCTATTAAGTAATGATTGTAATACTGTCGCAGGATCCCATGTTCCGAAGTCAAGTAAACGCAAAGGATTTTTTATATTTAAGAATCCTTTAAATGTGTAATAGTCATAAGGAGATGCTTGTTTGTTTTCAACAAAAGTATCTATAGTTAATTGGTCAGGTGTAAAATGAAAACCAAAATCTCTAGTTCTATCTTTATCAAATATTGTAAATGGTACTTGCTGGCTGCTGTCTCTGGTATCTGGTGTTGTGTGCATCACAATCAAGGGGGCACCTTTTGTGTCAACGACTGCACTAGGTCTGCCACCACTATTAAACCATTTGAAAAAGTTTTTAACATTAGTTATAGTTGGTTGCTTTGTAAATAAAGCACGAGTTCTAGGAGCAAAACCTGCTAGGTCTGTGCCACTGTATGGATTATTAACTATAATACTTGTAGCATTATCCCCAGTTAAATATATATTAGTTGCTCTTTGCATGCTAGCATAACGTGCACCTACTAGACCTAAGTCTATTGCATTAAAAATATTTTCTGGTGTATTAAATCTATTTTGTGTTAACGCATTACCTAATGCAATTAAGTATTGTTTAAGTTTAGCAAAAGCTTTTGCTATAGCCCCGCCTGTTTGGTATCTGCCTGTCATAAACTCAGCAAATGCATCGGAGATGGCTTCTTCTATTTGTGTAGCTCTATCTAATTCTGGATGACGCTCTTCTATTTTGTATTGTTTAATCCATGTATCTCTTGCAGCTTTTTCTAAAGCCATGTATTCTTGTTTAGTAAAGAATCCTTCGTTACGCAGTAGGTGCATAACTTCATGGTGTAGTGTGTAGTTTAACGCATCTGTTTTATTTAAGTTAGGTCTGAGTTGAGGCACTGCATTGTATGCTACCTCTACTCCTTTAGAACCTAAGATGTAACGACCAGCTAATGCTTGACCATCTGCTTCAATCCATGGTAATAAATCTAATTTAATATCTAAAGATAATTTAGATATAATATCTTTTAATGATTGTAAAACTTTTTGAGAATTTTCTGCAAAGTCATCTGTAATTCTAGGCTCACCTGCATTCTTTGCCCACAGTTCATACCTTCTTATATAAGAAGTAGGTTCAGAGAAAGAAAAGCTTCTTGCTTTCTTTTCAATTCTTTTTAATCTAGCATCCCTAGTAGTTAATTGACCCCATTCACTTTCAAGCACTGGCTCTTCATTAAATGTCATTAACAATTCGTTAAACCTTAGACGACCCTTATCTATATTTGATACATGAGTTTCGTACATTGTTATTTCTTCAGCACTAAGACTAAAGTCTTTTGTATTTGATAACCTTTCCATTTCTTCCAAAGCTACACGTTTAGCTACTGGACTATATGTCCCTACAATCTTGCCATTGTGTTTAATAACATGAGCTTTTCTTCTTATTCTATCAATTTGTTTTTGAGTAGCATTAGCGTTAGTCATGTCATTTGAAAATAAATAAGCCGTCTTAAGTCTTTTTAATTGAGACAATTGCTTACGTTCTAATCCTGTTATCCATGCCCAACCTTTCGGATCAAGTAAATGTAACAACTCCCTTAGCTGTCTAATTCTATCACCTACTGGTGTATCAAATATACCTTCACCTAATTGCGATTGTCTTTCTTCTGTAGATAAAGGCTCAATAATATTTTCACCTGTTATTATTTTTTCTTTACGTTCTCTTGTCCCTTTAGTTTCTGTTTCGTATCTTACCTTGTCATTTAAAATATCTTCTAATCTTCTACGACCTCTAGTTAATTTACTATTACCTATAACTCTAGTGTCATCTATTAAATCTTCTACTAAGGCTTGACCATTAGGTCCATTGTAACCTAATTCATTTAACTCATCTCTTTCATCTGAAGTTAATTGGTTACCTTCATCGGCTACATAATTTTGTATAGTAGAATATCTTTGTTGATCCCATCCTTCTTTAGAGAAAGCATCTTTTAAATCTTTATTAGCTATGGTATTATATTTACCGTAAGCTCCATCAACCTTACCACCATTTTCTTCAAATGATTCTTCTAATCCTAACTCTCTCCCGTTTTCAAAATCTCCATCTGCAAAGAATTGTGCAAATCTTTCTGTACGTGGTGAATTATTTGTTTGAAATATAGAGTATAGTCCTCTTATTAAAGCTTGATCTTCTCTTTGATTTATTAAAGTAGCTACATTGTTTGTTACCCATTCTTCTTTTTCTTCAGATAAATATTCATTTATTGCTGCATCAGAATCTGTATTAGTGTATCCTCTTTGTTTCCATGCTTTTTTATTTTTTGACCAAGAGTCTTTAACTTCTTCTGATTGTAAGTTTACATCTTGAGATTCTTCTTGATCATAATTAAAACCTGCGCTGTTGTTTGATTTATTAAGATTAGTAATATCATTCTGTAATCTTAAGATAGAGTTCTTCCTAGCTGCTGGAACAAACACATCACTTTTACCACTGGTTCCTTCTAATAAAATAAAGTTTTCTCCACCTATTTGCGTGTCACCTATGACTGTGTATACTGGGGTTGGGTTATTAGTTGGGTCGCTTTGGTCAAAGCTTTCCGCACTTGGTTGTTGACTAGGGCCTGCTACTGTTTGAGATACAGGTGCCCCTGTTAATGTTACCGAATCACCTACAAGAAAATCTACATCACCATATAAATCTGTGTTAGCAAATATATCACTGTTAATTTTTGGTACTTGAATACGTTGACCGCCTGCATCTATTGATACATCTACACTAGGGCCTACTCTTAATGCCTGAGCTGTTCCGCCCACTACACCAAATGGCCCACCACCTACTGCACCAGCCGCCGCCGCTTCACCTATCTGTTTCCAGAAATCTTTGCTGGCATACATTTCCATAATAGATCTGCCCCCTTCAATCTCTTGACCAGTAGATGTAATTGTTTCTTGAATTGATTCCGCTGATGCTTCACCAGCTGCTGACGCTCCTACACCTTTACCAAAGGCTCTTAATCTATCACCTCTAGTTGCTGCTTTAATTGTTTTTTTAATTTTATATGCATCACCTTTTAAGAAACTTTGCAATCCTTTTTTTACTGCGTTAGGTGAAGTCTTTTTAATTAAAGTATTTAATAATAAACTACCTGCACCAAATGCCCCCTCTGCCATAGCATACGGCACACCTGCTGCTAAAGCAATGGCTGCATTAGGATCTTTTGCTTCTGCTAATTGATTTACATATGTATCACCAGCACCAAATGCATAACCTGAAGCCATGAACCCAAGTCCTGACATAGTAGTTGCTCTGTTAATAGCACCTCCTATTAAACCTTTACTGCCCTCAGCTAGTAACCCTTTAGTAAACGATTGTTTTAAAGCACTCATGCCCGCTTGTCTTGCTATAAGACCAGCACCTATTGCACCAGCTCCTACACCACCTGACACTATACCTGCTAATACAAATGGTAAAGTTGTTACTGCACCTTCCCCTAGCTTAGCCCCCATCCATTCTAAGAATGCGCTGAACTCTTGTTCACTTTCAAATACTTGTTCTAAAGAACTGATACGCGGGGCTACTTCACCCTCTGCATCTCTTCGCCACATGTGGGCTGTTTGGTCTAATTGATATTGTTTAACTGCATCAATTGCTTCTTGTTGTAAAGTCTCTGCACCGAACGCATCATAAATAGTAGCCATAGTTCCTTGGCCTATTTGTTTTAATGTATCAATTGCTGATTTACCTGCTGCGACTGCAGCATTATCGTTAAGGTTATCTTCGTCTAATAAATAGACAGGGTCTAGGCCGAACTTATACGCAAAGCCATTCTCCGCCATAGCGGTTTCTATCTTTTCACTTTTGAGGAGATTTCTTATTTCTTCATCGGATGCTGAAGCGTCTACTTTAATCCGTGGCGCACCTGAGTCACCAAATTTAATATACTTTACGTCTGCCATTCGTTACCTTACTTAGTATTCAGAGCGCGAGCTCTTAGGGTTAGTTGCCTGTACTATATTCTGTTGCGTCTATTGTTACTTCACCTGTTTGGGCACCACCATCAGCACCACCTGCTAGGTAGAGTGCATTTGATTTAATAGCGTCCATTAATATTCCTGCTGTAACAGGATCACTTCCTTGTAATGCTTGTGCATAAGTAAACATTGTACTTATAGAACTTGCTTTAGCTGAAGTTAAATCTTTAACTGTAATTTGTTTTAACATAGCTGCGTAGGCTGTATCAAAATCTCCTGGTTGAAGAGCACCTGATCTTATTCTTGCATTAACAATACTACGTGCTTCTGTTTGTGCATCAGTCATATACTGTCTTGGATCAACTAACTTATTAGTTTCTGCCATAGTTTTCATAGCATCTAATGTAGCTTGTTGTCTAGCAATATCTGTAGCTTCTGCTACCTTTAAATTATTTCTAACGTTCTTTGAAGCTCTAGCAAATCTATTACCGTATGCATCTGCCCCTACTCTTGTCTCTAACATAGCATCAGATATACCACCTAATATAGCATCTCGTTTATCTGCGTCGTTAAACATAGTTTGCATCCTACCTTTAGGA